AAAATACTACTCCCTCGTTCTCATAAAAACGACGGACCTTTTTATAAAGTTTCGGACTCTTTACATCAAGGTAGATTTCCCCGTTAGCAGCGAGACGAAGAGTGCTAACATCTTTCTTGAATTTTTGGATCAGAGACATTGTTTTGTTTTGTTTACTCTAGTATTATAAGGGTTTGAGACTTGTACGTCAAGTGTGCCAGTTAAGGAACTGGCAAATCCGGATACTTGGATTTGAACCAAGATTTTTCCTGCTCCCAAAGCAGGTGCCATGACCAAGTTAGGCGATATCCGGGAGTATTAATTGATTAGCATGAACTGCCGAATGACAACAAGCACATAGTAGCACACAACCCTGTATTTCGTCAAGTATTCTATTTTGATTCCAACAACGAATGTTGGCAAACTTTGGATCTTTTTTTGATGGGTTTAAATGATGAACGTGTAGTGCTGATGAATATTTATTATATCCACAAGAAACACATTTTCCACCCATAGATTCAATGATAAAATCTCTTTTTTTCTTTCCCAATTCTAGGGTATAAGAATTATGACACTTTCCACAAACTCGTTTTTTGTGACCGTAAAACTTTTCTGGATTAGTTTCACCACACATTCCACATTTATGTGAAGTTTTTGAATTGTTTATAGAAGTATATTTTGATTTTAAATCATACTTTTTACACCAATGTCTAATGGAAGAAAGAGATTTATTTTCTTGTTTTGAAATGTCATTCATTGACATTCCATCTTCAAGCATTTTTTCCAATGATTGCTTATCCATATAGTTTAGGTTAGGTATATTATTATTTATACCAACCTAAACTATTTAGTTCGGTGTATAAACATTATACCCATTATTGGAACGGTTGTCAACCCCATACCACATATAAACAACCAAACTGGACTATGTGCCAGATATTCTACAATATGAAAGATCATTTTACATATGCGTGTTCAAGTGACCAAATAATCAATAAACCTATTATACCAAAAATAGTCATTGCTGAAAATATTGTGCTACTCATATTTTCTTTTTCCATATAAAAGATTAGTTAAGAGTAATTTTAAGAAATGGAAGTAATGGTGGAATAACACCAATCAACCTTAAAAGTCCCTCAGCAAATAGAGCAAGAACCACCCAACCGACGCACATACTAATGATAGAAGCATTACGGTTGTGTCGTCGTATTGCTGCATCGATCATCTCCTTAACTTCTGAGCGTGTAATAAACTCTTCATGCTCATACATCATTTTTCATCACCAAGAAACTTTGCCAGAGGGTCTTTCCTCGTTTTGGAAATTTCAACTGCTCTTTTATAGAACATATTGTCCATATTACCAGAAGATTCGAATGTCTCCTTGATCTTCACCCAATTGTCATAGGTGTGCTGATCCATAGGGTTTTAAGTTGAATACTACTAATTATACTAGTGAGTATTTCTACTATGTCAAGTTTGTGTTGATACGAAAATATAGATTAAAAAAATCTAAAATTTTGTAATATTTGTAACGGAAGCGGTTGGATTCGAACCAACGGTGCTATTAACACGCTTGTTTTCAAGACAAGTTCCTTAAACCACTCGGACACGCTTCCAATAAAAATATTATATATCAATTAAATGGTATTGTCAAGTTTTATTCTATTAGAAATATCTATATTTCTTGCATTTTGATATAAAGTTAGTGGTCCAGCGCCACTAATAAATCCAGTAACAGTACACATCCATTTTTGAGAAGAACCAATCTTCCCTGCTTTGCTAGATATTTCTATTCTTTCGTCTTTTGTTAAAGAAAATATTCCTGTTTTATTTTTTAAGTTTTTCAATCCAGATTTTCTAGACCATTCTTTTCTTTCATCTTTTGTGTATGAATATATTCCCTTTTTATTTTTTTGTTGCTCCATATTAAATTTTTTACTATTATTAGACCTCTGTTCGGTGGTCAAAGAAAAAATTCCAACTCCTTTTTGTTTTGTAGTATTGCCATTCTTCTTACAATGTTCAATCCAATCTTTTTTAGATCTAGAAAAAATTCCCTTTTTATTAGTTTTAGTTTTTGTTCCACCTTTACGACAATACTTTTTACTTATTTGACCTCCACAATTTTCATTTAAACAATTTTCATCATCTTTATAATAAGGTCTTATCAACCTTTGCTCCATATGATTTGCTTCTTCTCTAGTATCAAATAATTCTAATATTTGTTTTTTTGGAGTGTAAAAATCCCAACACCATTTGTGTGTTTTAGGTGACCCCCAATATTCTTCATCATACAATTTCTCTTCGTGCATTCCATAATAGTAATATGGAACTTCTTCAAAAGTAATTTTATATGTATATATTCTTGGAGAACACATAACTGCTCTTAACTTGGTGGTTATTATTATTTATACAGGAAAAGCACCCAAAGGTGCTTTATCCCAACCTGAAAAGAACCACCAAGTCAGGCAAAATTATTTATCTTACCTCAAAATCTAATTTTTTAATTTTTCTTTTTTTTCTTTCTTCCTGCCAGATTAAATCTTCGGTTTTTAAAATATTTTTATCTTTTTTGTCAATTATATTATTCAACATAACAACATAAGATAAGTCAACTGCTGAAATCTTATCTCCACGAATAGTTGCCATATTTGGACAACCACATGATACTGTTTTGCTAGGATGCCCTTCTATCTCTCTGTTGCACGACTTGCAACGAATACGTAAATTTTCCATTTTTATTATGAAATCAATTAATAAAATTTATTGTTGCTGAACGAATGGTTGTACTTGATATGGATCTACTGGTTGTTCTTCAGGAACTTCAATAGGGGTTTGTTCAGAATCTTCGATTGAAAGTTTAGCAGTCTTTTCAGTAAATGATCTTAACATCCAAACAAATTTACCGTGAGATTCCATCAAATCTTGAGAAATACTAGCAGTCGCATACTGCTTTTGTAATTCTGCTTCCTCGGATAAAGCAGTAAGTAATTCAATTAAAGTGAGATTATCAATCATCAAACGCTTGATCATCTCATCAGATTTTATAATCGGTTTACCAGGGATAATTTGTTTTTGTCCCATTTCGTCAATTTGGGATGTGTTAGATCCTTCACCAACTGTTGCAACCTCAACCATTCTTGTGAGAGTTCCAATTGGACGAACATTCATAAAACGCATATGTTCACTGATACGATCAATTTCTTCAAACATAGTTTCATATTGTTCACCAAAAAGTGTATGAAGTTGTTGAAAATCAGTCCCTACCACATTCCAATGAAAAACCCATGTCTTATGAAAAAGGACAAAAAGATTTGCCTGCACATCACTAATGAGTTTGTATAATTTTTCCATTACACCAATACTTTTTTCAAGTATTTATAAAGTGGGCGATACTGGATTCGAACCAGTGACCTAATCCTTGTAAGGGATCCGCGCTACCGCTGTGCCAATCGCCCAATAAATCAATCAGGATAACTAGATTGTAGCATAAATTCTACCGTATTTGCTATATCATTCATAGCATCACGAAGAAATGGTTGTTGACCAGATTCTTGCCTACGAACAGGGCGAGAGGAATCACATAAAGTCCACCGCCATTGTTGCATAGATTCACAGTACCAGAGTGTTATTTTCATTTTTTAAATGCTCTAGTTTAATCAGATTTGAGAAGGGGGAATTTTCATCCCCCCAATTTACACTATGTAGACAGAATATCAGAACCTAAACTGGGTTTGAATCACGCCACCATAGTTAGAGGAAGCATTCTTGAATCCCTGATTATTAGAGACATAGAAGATTGCAGGAGTGATGCTGATATTATCACTCACACGATAACGATAGAAGGTTTCCCACATCAGGGAATCCTTTTTAAGGGAAGCAGCGTTGCCAGGAGCACCGATGGCAAAACCAGCAGCATTACCCTTAGCAAATACATCTGCCCACTGAACACCAGCAAACCAAGTCTGAGACTTAGTAGCAGCACGGGGAGTAGCAGGACCCTCTACAGTATTCCACCCATAAGCACCAGAGATTGAAGGAACAATGCCTGCCTTCTTAGGTTGCCAATAAGCATTCAGAGCATAACCGTTAGAGGTTTGATTAGCAGCAAGAGTGCCAGCATTACCAGCAACACCGTTGAAGGTACGAACACGAGTGCCTTCAGTACCATAACGATAACCAAATGCAATGCCGTACTGAGGAGCACGATAACCAAACTGTGCCAGAGTATTCAGAGCACCAGATTCATCAAATTCACCTTTGCTAGAATCAGAACCGTTCTGGGCAACATAGTTTACACCAGCAACAAAACCACCCTTACCTTTCTTGGTAGGTTGTGCCCACTGAGCACCGAAACCAGAACCAGTTGCCTTGTTATAGACACCAGGAGCACCAGCAACAGCAAAGAAGTCCAGAATGTCAGACTTATAAGCAGTAGGAATCCAAGACATCTCAGTGTTACGAACGATAGCACCAGCAGTCAGAGTCACACCTTTAGCAAGTGCAGGGAACTGATAGTACAGACGGTCAAGTTGCACAGCATTGGCAAAACTTTCTGCCTTATCCAGTTTGAACAGAGACGAGGAAGAACCAAAGGGTTGACTGGAGAAATTACCAGAACGCAGACGAGTCTTCAGCAAATCCTTACCAGTGAAAGAAGTATCGAAGTTCAGACGAACATCATAGTTGAATGCTGTGTTGCCAACATTAGTGCTGTTAGCAAGACGAGCACCTTCTACACCACCAAGAACGAAGGTTGCTTCACCACGCAGTTTAGATGTAGTGGAGAACTGAGTTGCTTGAAGTTGACCAACTTGTGCTTCGAGTTTATCAACACGACCACGAATAACTAGAAGTTCTTCAGAAAACTCTTTCGAAAGACGTTGGAGTTCATCAGTTACTTCGGTTACACGATCAAGGCAAGCATTCAGAAGTGCTGCTGCCTCATAACGGGTCATTGCCTTACCACCACCATAAGTGCCGTTAGGATAACCAGCAACGCAACCATAACGCTCTACAAGGTTGCTGAGTGCCTGATATGCCCAATCGGAAGGTTGAACATCAGAGAATTGAGTGACGCTTGTTGCTTGCTCAGCGGAGTATTGATTGACTGCTGCAATATTAAGGTCTGCGGCATTCGCAACAGCAGGAGCAATCATACCAAGAGCAACGGGTGCAAGCATCAGTTGTTTGATTTTCATAAAAATGTTTTTAATACTAAACGACAATGTAAAGATTTACAACAAAGCAAATCTTCGTTATTTAGGGAGTCTTAAGCAAACCTTAAGATTGAGAGTATCTTAGAGCATCTTGAGTCTTATGTCAACTAAGATTTGGTTAAGAAGCGAATGACGGGGATCGAACCCGTGACACCAACTTGGAAGGATGGGATGTTACCGCTACACCACATTCGCAATGTGGGAGATTTCTCTCCCAGCACTTCACTTCACACGGAAGTATAAAGTATAAGACATAATAAGTATTATGTCAAGCCCCCGATCTGATTCGAACAGACGACCAACGGTTTACAAAACCGTTGCTCTACCACTGAGCTACAAGGGCAAATGGATAAGGCAGGTGCGGTATCTCCATACGGTTCCCATGCTCCTTTTACTTTCCTTACCTATCCAAACGGGGGTGATCAAATCCCCGACCTAAATTCTAGACTTTAGGATTTAGAGGAAGACCCGAACATTTCCAGACCTTCCAACTCCCATCGTAGGTACTGCCCCTACCAATCTCCGATTAACAGTCGGGCCCGTTCGCTTGCTCGGTCGATGGGAATATAAGTTTGGAGAATAAATCTCCAAGCGTCTCAGGTTGGATTCGAACCAACGGCTAACCGCTTAGAAGGCGGATACTCTTGTCCACTGAGTTACTGAGACATAAAGTAGGTTCCTATCGCCGCCACTCCTGAACCTACCGAAGGGGAGTGTCGCAGTTGATCTCTCAACCCTCATATTATAGGGTATTGAGAGTCATTCGTCAACCCTTTGCTTCCTTACGGGCGTTTTTCTCTTCAGTGATCTCAGTCCTACGGGTCTTGACAATTTTAGAAATTTCTTGAAGTGCTTTACGAGCACGGGTGCCTGCTGCGTTGTTTCCAGCAACAAACTTTTCATCTTCAACTTGCCACGCTGCAACTGCATCTGTGAGTTGTTGTACTGTTTCTGACATAATAATCTCCAATAAAATAAGATATGTTTATATATGTAAGAAAAGGGAGTGCAAACTCCCTTAACTAAATCAAACTTCTACCGTGATCAGTCGGTTAGCATATTCATGAGCATATGATGTGCGAGCACCATGAATGCCCCAACCAATCCAACTATACGCATAGTCCATGTAACGATTGATAGATTTTCCAGGAGTTTTCATCCTGTCAGCAATTCGTTTCCATTGAACCTCAGTCGTTAGAT